AGGAAGATTTTGTTGAAAGAAAAAAAAACCACCAATGACATGCCTTGGCAATTTACGAGCAAATGCCCGAAGAAATTAAAGGGAAATTTATAACCACAATCGAAGAATTTGCTAATTCAGAAAACGAAATTGTGGCCTGCTTCTGCTATGGAGATTTAAAACAAGTTTCTATTCTAGGGAAAAAAGCGATATTCGGAGACCATGGAATAGGGATGTTCTACAACACAACACATCCAAGCTACGCCGGAAGCACCGAACACAGAGAATGCGTAATTCTCCGCCTATCACCAAACGAAATCCACGCAAAAAAAGAAAGGGAGGTTTTGACTTGTCCGGTAGAAGTAATCGGCGTACCAAAGATGGACAAATGGCATTATTTGCGAGAGCAATCAAGACAACACATAAGGCGCAGACCAACAATCGCAATATCTTTTCATTGGGACTGCATGGTTGTACCGGAGACAAGAAGTGCCTACAGATTTTATTTCAGAATTCTAAGACAGCTCGCGGACTCATTCCCCGAACAGATAATCGGACACGCGCACCCAAGAATATGGGGCCTGATGCAGAGGATATATCGTTCATGTGGAATCCGTTCGGTAGAAAAATTTGAAGACGTGATGAAACAAGCAGATATTTATATTTGCGACAACTCAAGTACAATATTTGAATTCGCATATTTAAAAAAGCCAGTAATTTTATTAAATCAACCAATGTACCGGAGGAATGTAGAACACGAGGGCAACCCAAGATTTTGGAGAATGGCAGGGATGGGAGAACAAGTAAACACACCGGAGGAAATATTTACAGCAATACAAAAGACGATAGACAACCCACGATGGGAAGAAACAGAGAAAGCGGTAGAAGAGATGTTTGTATTTTTAGACGGGAAAAGTTCAAAAAGGTCGGCAGATATTATCAATAATTTTATTAAAAAATATGAAAAAGAAAATAAGTGTAGCGATAATGATGTGTCCGGCTCGTAGTAAATATATCCCATATTTTAAGGCTATTTTCGGGGAAGATGTTTTTATATCAATGGACCAAGGAGAGGGAATTTGGGAGAACAGAAAACGAGCAAGTTTGGCATACGACAAGGAGGCGACTCACCACGTCGTAATCCAAGACGATGCGATAATTTGTGAAAACTTTTTAGATCTCGCAGAAAAAGAAATCGAAAAAAGACCGAACCATGCTTTCTCATTTTATTTTGGAAACAGAAGAAACATGCAAGAGAAAGCAAAGATAGGAGAACAATTTGGAGGCACATCCGGATATTGGTTCTCATGGGGAGTCGCGATATGTTTACCAACAAAAATAATCGACGAATGCATGGAATATTGCGATAGAATAAAAGGGTACGATAAACACGATGACACCCGAATTGCAAAGTTCGTAAAATTCAAAAAGATACCAGTATGGTATCCCATCCCGTCGCTAGTCGAGCATAGACATGAAGAACCAAGTACAATGCAAAGCAACGAGGGGGTATCGAAAAGAAAAGCTTATAAATTCATAGACGATATAAAAAAATGATATTCGCAGAGATAAAAAAAGAAGATGGATACGAATATGAAACAGAAGACCTTTTTGGAAAAATATCTTTCTTCTCAGAAAATAAGTTAGAGGGAAACATCTTAGACAACATCGTAATGACGACACTTAAACACGATGTAGAATTATTAAAAATTAACCTGCCTAAAGATTTAGGCGAAATAAAAGTAAAATATGACAAACGAAAACAATGGGCCAATGAAGAAGACGATGAACCTATCGGAGATTGCTGATAATTTAGACAAAATGTATTTTGAGCTAGATGTATTAAGCGACCAATTAAAAGACGAGTCTTCATTCGCAAAAACATTAGAAAATAAACAAAACAAAATAAAAATTACAAGGAAAGGGAAAGAGGAAGAGATAGAAATCACCGAGGGGATGGCATGGGAGGAAATAAGAATACTAGGAGAAAACACAGAGGCGCTCCAAGTAATGCAAAACAAGTACCCAAAGCTTTTTGAGATATCAACAGCAATGGCCGAAAAAGCAAAACAAATCGATAATTTTACTTTAGAGCATTTTCAAATATCAAGTACACAGGTCACAATGAAAGATATTATAAAACTTATTAAAATCTTTGTAGCATACGAAGTAAGTAAAAATAAATAATATGGCAAAGAAAAAAGAAGAATTTTTTATATTAACAGCACCCATTACAAAAGATCTGTATTTGACCATGAAGATTAGAGCTGAAGAGTTTGGTTCAAGAAAACACAAAATTGAAGATGGTCAACTTTTTGAAATAACTTGTGTTCCAAAAATCAAAAAAAATAAAAAGACACATGGAAGAAAACAATCAAAATAACAAATCAATAGAAATTGTCACACCTATTACACCACAGCCGGAAATCCTAGTAAATAATAGCGAGCAAATAGGAAGAGACCCTATCACAGGACAGTTGCACAAAGGGGTAATTCTTAATCCAAATGGAAGACCCAAAGGAGCCAAAAACTTCAAGACAATTTTCTTTAAAGCGTTAAAAAAACTGGCAGAAACAAATGACAAAAAAGCAGAAGAGCTATTTATTGAAATAATAAGCAAGGGAATATCCAACGCAAGAAACGGGGACTATAAATTCTACAAAGACATCCTCGATAGGGTTTATGGAAAACCACAGGAGAGCATAGACCACACAACCAAAGGAGAAAAGATGTTGCAAGGGAATGTTATCCAATTTGTTTCATTCGGCCAAGAATTGCCAATCGAAAACAACTATGAAGACGAGGACGATTATGAAGACGATGAAATATTTGCAATCGAAGAGGACGAAGACGATGAGCAAATCCAAGGAAGTTAAAAAATGATATTAAAACAAAAAGTAAACAACGTATATAACCCAGTTTTTCAAAAGCATAATAAAAGATATGTGATTTTGATGGGAGGGAGAGGAGCCGGACGTTCGACATGCGCGTCCCAGTTCGCATTAAGTAAATTGATCTCTCCCGACTATTTTAGATGCGCCATCATGCGTTATGTTTTAACCGATGTTAGAAAATCTATATACCAAGACATCCTCGACAGAGCAGAAGAATCAGGGGTAGAGCAAATGATACACCTCTCCGGCCTTAATATTATTTATGGAAAAAATGTTATAGCCGGACTTGGGTTCAGAAAATCATCCGGAGACCAAAAATCAAAACTAAAATCTTTAGCGAATTACAACTGCGTGATAATCGAAGAAGCAGACGAAGTTTCAGAAGAAGATTTTATACAGCTCGACGACTCATTGAGAACCATCAAAGGGGACATCACCGTAATACTTTTATTAAACCCACCACACAGAAACCATTGGATAATCAAAAGATGGTTCAAACTTTTACAATCAAATATTGATGGATATTATATTCCAAGATTAAAAAAGGAAGCAAAAAAAGACACCCTTTTTATTTATTCTAAATGGCAAGACAATAAACAAAACATCACACCAAGTACACGGAATAACTTTATAAATTATAAGAAGAACAAACCGGACCACTATTACAACATGATATGCGGATTGGTATCCGAGGGAGCTAGAGGCAGAATCTTTAAAAATTGGACTACGATATCAGAAGAAGAATTCAACGAGCTACCATACCCATCTTTTTACGGATTAGACTTTGGATTTACGAATGACCCAACAGCCCTTATCGAAGTAAAGAGACATCGAAACAAAGTTTGGTTGAGAGAGTTAGTTTATGAAACAGGATTGACACAAAAACACATCAAAAGAAAATTTGTAGATTTTAATATTAAAGAAGAGGCAGAAATATTTGCAGATAGCCAAGACCCAAGGCTCATAAGAGAACTTGTTGATGAGGGATATAATGTAATAGGAGCGCTCAAAGGAAATGATTCGATAAGAACAGGGGTTGACATGTTGCTAGATTTAGAAATATGCTATACTGAGAATAGCACGAATATCGAAACAGAAACTCAGGAGTACAAATGGGCTTTAGACCAAAACAAAGAACCCACAAACGAACCGATAGATGCCTACAACCACACCATCGATGCCATAAGATACGCCGTGTTCACAAAATCAAAACAAGGATACTCAGGGTTTTTATAAAACATTATTAATAAACAAAAAACTAGCTCAATGGACATCTTCAATTTTTTAAAAAAGAAAACAGCAGATATTTACACCCTCTCCCGTTCTGTTTTAATGGATATCTCATATTCCAAAAGAACAGCCGGACAATTTTTAAACTATAACGACACCGCTCTTTATGTGAACAGAGCAATAGATATAAGAGCCGAAAAAGTCGGAGAAATTATTTTTAAATTACAAGACAAAAAAGGAAACGATGTTGAAAGAAACGAATGGATAGACCTACTCAACAAACCAAACGAATTTCAAACAGGAAAACAATTTTGGAAACTATATCAAAAATATTATGATATCTGTGGCTCTGTTTTTATTTGGAAAGAAAGCCAAACAGAACTATTTTCTAAAAACAAAGCACCAAAATCTTTGCATCTAATCCGTCCTGATCTAGTTACAATCAACTGGAATAAAGAAAACACAGAAATAGAAAGCTACACAGTCAATCAAGGAAGTTCCAGTGGACAAAAGATACAAGGAAACTATAAACCGGAAGAAATAATATACGCATACAACCCAGACCCTCTTAATCCATTAAGAGGCGTTAGTCTTTTGCAAGCCGGAGTCAGAAGCATCGAAACAGAACTACAAATCGAAGAATACCAAAATAAAATCCTAAAAAATGGAGGACAAATCGATGGTATCTTTAAATTTAAAACTCCTATGACAAAGGAGCAAGTAGAAAAACAAAAAGAACTTTACAAAGAACAAAATGCCGGAGCAAAGAATGCAGGTATTCCTTTATTCCTTGGAGGAGATGTTGATTATACAAGATTAGCGCTAAACCCAAACGAGCTTTCATTCCTCACAACGAAAGGAGTAACGCTAGACGACATCTGTATTCTTACAGGAGTTCCGAGAGCGATTCTTGCGGTGACATCTTCCGAGACATATGCAAACGCGGAAGCTTCAAACAGAATATTTTTAAAAGATAAAATTAAACCATTGCTCACAGAACTTGCGACCATCCTCGACTGGAGAATGATACCGGAGCAATACGATTTGACTTATGTAGACCCAACACCTGAAGACCAAGAAATGAAATTAAAGATGCTAGAAACAGCAGACAACATTCACGCTATAACAATCAATGAAAAAAGAGTAATCCTTGGCCTAGAACCAAGAAAAGAAAAAGAAGCGGACGAATTGTTCATGCCATTTAATCTTATGCCATTAGTTGGTTCAACAGAAACAGAAGAACCAGTAGAAACACCAAAAGAAGACGACTCAGAATCTAAAAAAAAAAGCATTTGCGAGAAAGGAAGTAAAAATCCTGATTGCCGACAAGACAAAGAAACAAAAAATAAGTGTATAGAAAGAAAAGCAACCGAACTCATGGAAAAAGGGATGTCAGAAGAGCAGGCCTCTATGGTAGCAAAAAATGTTTGTAGTTTGTCTTGCGAAAAAAAGAGCAAGAGCTATCACCCATTGAGAGACAAAAGCTTTCGTAGAAAATACGCAGAACTTTTAAAAAAGAGATTCACAAAAAAAGAAACATTGGTATTTCAAACAATGAAAAAATATTTTAAAGGCCAAGAAGAAAGAATCCTTGCGAATTTCCCTGCAAGGAAAAGAGTAAAATCATTTTTATTTGATGAGGTTTTTGATAAACAGTTCGAAGCGAACCTTGCGAAAACAATGATCTTGCCGATAATCAAACAAATCGCGTTGGATTCCGGTATCGAAGCGTACAAACTATCGAGCGACGAGCCGTTTACATTTACAATGACAGCAAGGCTAGAAAGCTGGCTCGATAAGAGAGCGAGTTTGTTCTCAGATGAGATAACAGAAACAACATACAAGAAATTAAAGGAATCTTTCACAGAATCAATCGATGCAAATGAAGACAGATTGCAATTGATAGATAGAATCAAAAATGTTTATGATGGATTTGATGAGGTAAGAGCAAGAACCATCGCAAGGACAGAAACACACCACGCTGTACAGGAGGGCTCTCTAGACGGGTACAAACAAGCAGGGCTACAAACTAAAATATGGGTTTGGAGCGGTAACACAGCGAATCTTAGAGAATCACACATGGAGCTTGACGGGGTAGAGGTACCAATAGACCAACCATTCCAAACAATATATGGAGATAGCTTGTTTTATCCGGGTGATGGAGATGCATCCGAGAGTATAAATTGCGCTTGCTCAATTTAAAAATTTGCTATGTTATTTTAAATAAATTATAATAATTATATAAACAAAACAAAATGAAAAAATACCTATCAATATCAAACAAAAGTCTAGAAGAGCATAATGTAAAAACCCATGAGGAGTTGTGGAAAAAAGCACAGTCCGAGGGATACGAGGGATTGACAATGATGGTCAATTCCGAGTTCACAAAAGCGAACGGAGACGACCAAGAAGACAATAAATTCTATGCTGTGTTCTCAACAGCCGATGAAGACAGACATGGAGACATTGTTTTTCAAAACTGGATATTAAAATCTTTCAAAAAGAATCCGGTATATCTTGATTCCCATAATTACAGCTCAATCGAACACATCCTTGGTAAGGTAGAAGATTTAAAAACCGAAGACAATAGATTAAAAGGGGCTGTTGTATTTGCTTTAAAAAACCCAAAAGGAAAATTGGCATATGATCTAGCGACAGACGGCTTTCTTAATACGTCATCGGTTGGTTTTATTCCGAAGAAGTTCGACGACAAAGGAAACATCCTCGAATCAGAGCTATTGGAGATATCCGCAGTTTCTATTCCCGCAAATGCTTTTGCTTTATATGAAAAAAGAATAGTAGAATCAGAAGTACATCCGGATGCAGATATAAGCAAACAAAAAGAAGACGAGACAAAAGAAGAAGACAAAGTTGAAGAAAAAAAAGTAGAGGAAACAATAACAATGCCGGAAATTTCAAAAAAGGTTAAAATGGAAAAGGCTATTGCTAGAATGGCCAATGAGAAAAAGAAATTGCACAAAGCCCTAGCAAGAGCGGTGCAACAGTTGACAGAAGAAAACAGGGAATCACAAAAAAGAAAGATACATCAAATCTTAAGAAAAATACAAGGGCAGATATAGGCTTAATTTCTCCGGTCGCCTCGGACTGCTCATTATAAATTTTATTAGAATAACATTATGAGTAAATTACTTAAATTGTTAAAGAAACTTTCTTCACAAGGTTTCGCTTCAGCGGTTGAAAAAGCTGAAGTAGCCTCTCTTGTAAAAGAGTTAGAGGCAGAAGAAGCAGAAGTCCTCGCGGACGAAGTAGCAAAAGTTGAATCATTGCCTGAAAACGATGGTTCAGAAGACGAAGATGAAGATGATTCTCTTGAAAAAAACATCAAGACAATCGTTAAATCTTCTGTAAAGACAGCGACAAAAGTCGAGATGGAAAAAGCTGTTGATGCAATCAAAGCAGAAGTGAAAACTTTTGTTGATGCTCAATTAGAAGCAAAATCTAAGAAAGCAGGTATCTACAATGACGAAGTGCAAGAAAAGCGTCATGGTATCAACACTTATTTGCGTAAATTCGCAAGTGCTTTGTTGGATAAAGACTTGTCAGAAATCCAAAAGTTAAATGGAAATATGACAGTCAAAGAAATGACAACCGACTCAACAGGTTCTCCGTTCGGAGGATACGTTGTTGATAGAGAATTGTCAGCAGAAATCCGTCACCTGACAACAGAGTACGGTGTTGCAAGACGTGAATTTATGTCAATCCAATTGACAAAAAATTATTATGCTGCGAATACTTTGGCGACTGATGTCACAGTTTTTTGGGTAGATGAAGCAGGAGCTATCGGTTCTACACAAGGAGTACTTGGTCAAGAAGATTTACACCTCAAGAAATTAGGAGCAATCGTTACTTTGACAAGAGAACTTTTGGATGATGAAGAAATTGACTTGTTCTCTTTCTTGGGAGCTAGAGTAGCAGAGGGATTCGCTCGATTAGAAGACCGTGCTTTCTTTATGGGAACAGGAACAGGAGACACAGCGAACGCTGAATTCTTGGGCTTGTTGAACAACCCTGCTTGTAATCAAACAACAATGACAGGTACGACTTTCGGTTCTATGACAGCAGATGATCTCTTGAATATGCAAGATGACAGTCCGCAGTCTATTGCGAAAAACGGTAAATATTTTATGCACCGTTCTATTCGTAATATAATCAGAAAGTTGAAAGACAATACTGGTTATTACATCTATCAATCAGCATCAGAAAACGGACCAGCGACAATCTGGGGACGTCCTGTTGTTGAAGTAGAAGTGATGCCATCAGTTTCTGATTCTAACTTGGATACTCCATTCGTAATTTATGGAGATTTGAAAAAATCTTCAATATTAGGTTACAAAGGAGCTATCTCAGCAGATAGATTCAACGCTGGTATAGTGAGAAATGTCGCAGGAAACGCAGACATAAACCTCATCACAACAGACAGAGAAGCTGTTCGTTGGGTAGAAAGAGTTGGAGCAATAACAATATTGCCCGAGGCCGCGACCGTATTGAAAACAGGTTCAGGAAGCTAATCTTTGATTAGTTATTCTCAGGGGATGGGCAACCGTCCCCTGCTATAAATAATTAAAAAAATGCAAATACTAGACCCAGTAAGAAATTTAATAAAATTGACAGTCGTAGGAAGTTATAACGAAACTGCCGATATTATTGAGATAGAAAATTCTTCTGAACTACCGGACGTCACAGCCGAGGGAGAATATGATTTAGTTTGGTACAATTATACCGAATATAAAGACCCAAGCGACGACCCAAACGTGGAAATAATCAGAGTAACAGAGGACCTTTCAAACAACCAAAAGAGAATCTTAAGAGGCCAGCAAGGTACGAACGCAACCGATAAAAACACCCCGAATCGAGTATATAAAGTCCTGTTAGCGCCACTTAAAAAGCTGAGAGACGACATCGAAGAGGCTCTGCAAAGATATGAATTAGATTTCGATTCCACGGACTGGGTTTTAAACGGGGAATATTATGAAATACAAATCACCCATGATTTAAATTCACCTTTTGCAATGGCCAAGATAGAAGAGAACGGAAATAATATATATGCGACAACGACAAAAATAAACGAAAACGAAATGATCATGAAAGTACCGAGAGAGCCAGACCTCAGATTCACCGGAAGAGTAATTGTGCTAAAATAGACATAACCTGTCTATAAAACACATCTGACGCTGCAGACGAAGAG